CGATAGAGATGTGAATGCTGCGAAGAACATCGTGGATTTTGCATTTCCCAAGATGGAATATAAAATGGGTAGGAACTACCCAATAGAAACTCATAACTATTGCTTGGGGGGAAACCCACTTGCTTTAGCGGGTGGGTAGTTCATGTTTGACTCTCCTTAAAATAACTTGAGGAGTAATTTGGAAAATGATAACCTTGGTCTATAATCTGCGGAGAAAAATCCCATAAAAATTGGGTAGTAACAGAAAAACAGTTAATATGAATAAAACACCAATAAAAATTGATGAAGCCAGTTTGTCCGAAATTAAAATGCTGCAAGGCAAATTTCAAGAAATAACACTTAAGTTGGGGAATCTCCAAGTTGAAAAGATGGAACTCGACCAAATGGTAAGCAATTTTGTCGAAAAAGAGAAACGCCTCAAGGAAGAGTGGCAGTCTCTCAAAAAACTCGACCAGAGTCTCCATGACCGAATAGTTGATACTTACGGTGAAGGTGGCATTAACATGGCCGATGGAATGTTCATCCCGATGGATGCTGCATCGCCACCAAAGTAAAGTTATGTCCCCCAATGAGTTTATAACCGAATATCTCAGAAACGACCAAGACTTGGGGGAGGGTTCATACGAAAGGATGGTCTCCTTTACGAAAGATTTGAAATGGGAGGAAGTCAAACCTTCCATTCTTAAACTCAAATATTTCTTCTTCTTACGCACATCTTACTGGCGGATAATCTCCGACGAAGTAAAGCGTAGAGGGGGATGGAAGTGTTCCTGCGGCTGTCGGGAGAACCTTCAAGTCCATCACACCAAAGATGGGGACGAGCATCACGGAGAAGAACACTTGTTTATGGACAAGCTTGAATGCTTGTGTAGGAAGTGTCATCAAAACTTACACGGAGTTCCAATAAAAGTTGCTGAAAAGAAACGTCAACGAAGCAATCAGAAGGAAGACCTTCTTTCCCAAATACCATTCTATCCCGAGAAAATTTCTGAAAATGATATTGTCGGGGCATCATTTGCTTTCACTCGAAAATTGCTTGAAGAATTGGAACACGAGAGAAAAGTCGTAATTGAAAGAAATCTCTACGAGGGATGGGAAATCACCCAAGTATAAATTAGAAACGCCCTCACAAGAGGGCGTTTCCGTTGAAGAGCAGTGGTGGTAGTCGAAAACAATGAACATTGTCATATTCCATCCACTCGTCTCTATGCTTCGTGACAGATATTTAGATGGACACCGTTTTGTTTATGGAAATCCATCCGAATATAAATATAAACATTTCACTTGAAACTTTGGAAATCTGATATTTAACTTTTTTTTGCTTTCCAGGAAGTACGGCATATTTATATGTAATCGAATCAATGAACTTAGAAAGATAATCATATGCCTATCGTAGAAGGTGGATATTTCAGCCCAGATAACAACATCGTTTCGCCCGGCGTTTTCACGAGAGAAATTGACCAATCAGGTGTTGCCCAAGGAGTAGCTCAAATAGGTGGTGTCGTTGTGGCACCATTTGCTGAGGGGCCGGGGTTTTCACCCACCGTGCTTTATAGCGTAGCCGACCTCCAAACCCAATTCGGTATCCCCGATGGAACGCTTTACGGACCTTATACCGCCACGCAATACCTGCAAGAAAAGGGATTTGTGACGGTTTGCCGTGTTGGTGCTCTGACGGGATATTGGCAGCGTTATCCGTGGTTCATTTGGGCAGAGGATGGTGAGTGGACCCGTGCCATTGACGCTGGTTGGACTAACCCAACGGCTTCCTACATCGCTCCCGGCGTATTGTATTTCTCTGGTTCGAACACAGTAAATGAAGTTACTGCAAGCTCAATCGTCATATCCGCAAGCGTCTCCCAATCCATTTTGACATTGACAACTGGTAATACAGGAACGACCCTTCTTTCGTCTTCAGTGGTTTATGGACCAATTATAGGTTCGAAACAATCAGTGACTCAGAGTTTGTGGTATGGAACTGACTTCACGGGGTCTGTCATTTTCAGCATGGCCCCAATTCAATTCCAATTGCAGCCCGGTGCTGTTGGAGCAAACGTCAACTTGAATCCTTTGTTCCCGAACATCACAAGCTCGGTTTCAGTTCCACTCAGCGGTTCTATCCTTTACAGTGGACAGAACATCAATGGATACATTAACGGATACTTTGTGTTCACTGGTTCTCTCGAATTGAACCCAGAACTCGATACTTACGATTCTAAGTCCATCGTGACCGAACTTATCGCCGAACATAAACTTCTCGGAAACCTCATTGTTGATGCTGGCAATGACTTCGTGACAAGCACGTTGCCATTTGACCAAGCCGCTTTTGTATCCAGCGACTTCGCTTCATCGCAAGTCAGTCAATCGCTCGACTTCTGCGATAACCCAACCATCAATTACCTCGGGTTGTTCTTCGGACCTCTCGGACCATATGATGGTGGATTCGTTCCGGGAACAAATGTAACTTATGACCAATGCTTACGTGAATTTGTAGGAAGTGGTTCAGCTTACAAGGTCTTGGCCGTTCTTGCGGATACTGAGTGGGCTGGAATCAACACGAAGCTTCAAGCTCCGGGATTCTACGGTTCAACTCAAAGCTACAACCCCAGCATCTCGGGCAGTGATTATATCAACCATGAGTTCGACCTTGCGTTGAGCCAATCAGGTGATGGTGGCTATGGAACTTATCACTTCTCACTCGATGCCAACGACCCACAATACATTACGAATGTGTTTGGAAACACGGGTCAAGTTGGTAATCAAGCAACTTATGCAGTGGGAACCAAGATTGAGTCTTCGTATCTCTACACGATTTTCGAAGACGACATTGCAACCATCATTGCCGACCCAGTTCATTGGAGAGTTCATGGAACTACGATGCCTTCTGGTTCGTGGATTGATGAACCAATGAATTTCACTGACCAGTGGTCATTAAACCTAACTAATGGCGATTCAGCATTCGCTCTGACAAACGCTTATACTCCTTGGGTTGTTTCACAGCAAATTTCTCCTTGGAATGGTGGAACTCCTCATCGTTTCCCACTTTTCCAATTTGCAACAATTGCGGATGGAACTTACACAAATAAATTATTCAAGATTGAAATCAGCAATGTTAAACTTGCTGGAACCGTCGCAGGAAGTGATTGGGGAACATTCGACGTTCTCGTTCGCCAATACAGCGATACGGACAAAAAAACTGTAATTCTAGAACAGTTTATCGGGTGTACTCTCGACCCGAATTCGGCCCAATTCATTGGACGTGTCATTGGTGACCGCTACAATTACATACGTTTCGATGGTAAAATACTCGAATTCGGAACTTACAGCAACAACAGCACAAAAATTCGTGTCATTACTGCCACAAACCCATACCCAGTGACCGCAGTTCCATACGGCTTCCAAGCCTATGCAACCCCCGTTAATGGTCAAATGGGTAACTGGTGCAATCCAATGGCTTACTCGCACGCTTCACTCTATGGATTGAATCCCGGCAAGTATCCATCGGGTATTGACTTCGATGGACCGCCAGTCGGAGCAGATGCAGAGTTGACTTCATTGTATCCAACGTCGTCGGTCGGAGTCGAACATTGGCGTGACAATGAGCAATATTTTGCTCCTGTCCCTGCCGGTGCTACGATTGGAAACAACAACCTCTTCGCACTTGACCAAATTGATACGGCCTACGGTATTGGAACTGGTTCTCTCCTCGACCCATCGTTGAGCGGAAGCATTCCATCCATTGTTGACGCCGCAAATGAATCCACCTATGCCAAGATGCGTAGTTTCATATTCGGATTCCAAGGCGGATTTGACGGACAGTCGCCCGCAATTCATATCAATATCGGTCAGGACATCACCGCTGGTAATACGCAGGGTTTGAATTGTGCGACGAGCACAACGGCGGGTTCAATCGCCTATGCACAGTGTATCGGTGCTCTCGGAAATGCTGATGAGTTTGACATCAACCTCATCGTGACACCCGGTATCATCTACTCACTCCACTCCTACGTGACGAACCTTGTAGTTGAAATGTGCGAGGCTCGTGGAGATTGCTTCTACATTCTCGACATTTATCTTGACGAAGGTAACCCGGGTGAAGGTCAGATTAACGAAGTGGTCAACCTTGCAAGCGAGTTCGACACGAGCTATGCGGGAACCTACTATCCTTGGGTCAAGATTATTGACACCAACAGTTTATGCTTCCAATGACCGTGTGGCGGCAGAATGGTGGGCACCAGCAGGTTTGAACCGTGGTGGAATCACTCAGGCTACGCAAGTAACCGACCGCACCACTCACTTGGAACGTGATACGCTCTATGTGGGTAAGGTGAATCCAATCGCCGCCTTCCCGGGACAAGGGTTTGTGGTTTGGGGTCAGAAGACTCTGCAAAACAAAGACTCGGCCTTGAATCGTATTAACGTCCGTCGTCTGCTCATCGAAATCAAGAAGTTCTTCGCCTCGACGGCCCGCTTCTTGGTGTTCGAACAGAACACGTCACAAACCCGTAACAAGTTCTTGGCAATTGTCAATCCTTACCTTGAAAGCGTGCAGCAACGCAGTGGTCTGTATGCCTTCCAAGTCATAATGAACGACACGAATAACACGCCAGACCTGATTGATAGAAATATTCTATATGGCCAAATTTATCTGCAACCTGTTAGAACCGCAGAGTTTATTATACTCGACTTTAATATTTTGCCAACGGGGGCAAGTTTTCCAAATTCTTAATAATTAAGAACTTACATAAGAAATATTTCAAGAAGGCCCGCTTAAAGCGGGCCTTCTTTTTTTGTTTTATAAAAAATTGAATTTTGTTTTGTTTTATTGTATGTTATATTTATGAGTATGAACAATAAGAACAGGAGTATTATATGACTGAACGAGGAATAAAATTGAGAGAGACTTTTCGTAAAAAATATGGGGTGGATCATCCATCACAATTATCATCAGTAAAGGATAAAATAAAACAAAAACGTTTACAAGGAGCGTATAAAAATGCTTCCATAAAAACAAAAAATACATTATTAAAAAAATACGGAAATGAAAATTATGTTAATGTGGAAAAAGCAAAACACACAAAAATGGTTCGATATGGAAATTCATCGTATAATAATCGAGAAAAAATGCTACAAACAAATCGAGAAAAATACGGAATGAATGTATCACCAAATACACAAAAATCTACAATTTACCGAACATCAAATGGAGAAATAGGGTTTAAATCTGAAAAATATAAGGCATTTCTAAATGCTTATGGAGTTAATAATATTTCTCAACTTTCTAAAGTTAAAGAGGGGAAAAAACACAAACAAATATCTAAAACTATAGAACTAATTTTCAGAGGACCTCGTTTGAAGGGGAAAGTATTACCACTATTTAAAGAAACAGAATATCACGGGGCTGATTATAATCACATTTATAAATTTAAATGTGTAGCTTGCAATAATATATTTGAGGATAATTTATATTCGGGAAATATTCCAAGATGTTTGAAGTGTTATCCTCATAACCAATTTCATTCTCGCATTGAGGATGAAATTATAGATTTTATACATTCTATAGGCATATCGGATATTCAAAAACATGATAGAACTATATTAAACGGAAATGAAATTGACATTTTTATTCCTTCACAAAATGTTGGTATAGAATGCGATGGAATTATATGGCACAGTGAAATATTTGGAAAAAAAGATAGAAACTACCATTTACAAAAAACCATAAGTTGTGATCATATCCGTCTTCTTCATATATGGGATTGGGAATGGCTCAATAAACAATGTATTATTAAAAGCATTATAAAGAACGCATTGCATAAATCTTCACGCATCTTCGCCCGAAATTGTCAAGTTGTTGAAGTTTCAAATGCCGAAAAACAGCAATTTTTAGGCCATACCCACATTCAAGGAGATGATAAAAGTTCTATTAGATTAGGACTTATACATGATGGAATTCTTGTGTCATGTATGACGTTTTCCAAATCGAGATATGATAAAAAATATGATTATGAATTATCTAGGTTTTGTAATAAACTTGATACATGTGTTATTGGAGCGTCATCTAAACTATTTTCATATTTCATTAAAACACGCAGACCTAAATCCATAATTTCTTATTGTAATAGGAGATTTTTTACGGGACAAGTATATGAAAAAATAGGAATGACAAAATGCATGGATACTCCGCCGAGTTATTTCTATTTTCATAAAAACAATTGTATTCCTATTAACCGAATTCAGTTTCAAAAACATAAATTGAAAGATGTTTTAAAAAGTTATGACCCAGAGTTAACAGAATGGCAAAATATGCAATTAAATGGGTATGATCGAATATGGGATTGTGGGCACTTTAAATATGAATGGGTGATGCCAATGATATAGGGGATTTATGGCAAGAATAGATGTCAGTGGTATATTTATACGCATGGACATCGAATACATTCAAAATGTTCTCGGCTCCCCTTATGTCAATGAGGGAACCTTTGACCGCCTAAAAGCTAAAGGTGCTCAGGCAATGGGTTCAATCGGAGCAATGGCTGGTTATCAGGTTAAAAATCCCACCGAGACGAAATTGAAGTCGTTGTGGGATGGTTTCATGGCTTCTTTGGAACGAGTTATGACCGATTGGAAAACACAAGTATCTCCAATGCTTGGCTCCGACGTTAAACTTGATGCAACCTCTAGGCAGATTCGTAAAAATTTAGATGCACTATCCCAAACTTTAACGCCATACGAAGTCGGAGCATATCAGTCAAGCGTCAAGCCCAATCCTTCGGCACTTAAGACTTTGACGAAAGAAGGTATGTGGGATGCTGCCAAAAGAAGCATGGGGCTTAACAAAGCATTGGCATCAAATAATCCAAGTGTCATTACCAATTCGTATAAGAATTACATTTTGTCTCTCTTTCAAAACTTTGTGAAAGATGCTATCAAGTCCACGGGACTTGGGGCACAACAAGTTTATCAGACGTTGGCAAAAATGCAGCCAAAAGAAAGTGGATGGCAGGCTGCTGGAAATATGGCGAAAGTCGTAAAAAGTTTACAGAAGCTTCAAGGGCTAAAAAGAGTCCCGCCCGTGATACCACAACAGCCCGCTC